AATTTGAAGGACAAGGCTGATGGTACGAATGTACCTTGAGAAAGATGGGCCATGATGTATCCCCGTTTCTGGTAGCAAACCCGCCATCCTTCTTGTCACGGAAGGGTGGCGAAACCGAACAGGGGTGACAAACCAGAGCAACGGAACCGGCGAGCCTTGCGGCTACCCTGAACGGCCCGCCATAGAAGCGATCAATCAAAGAGAGATTTTTAGGCGGTATACGGTTGTTTATTGATATTTGGCTGATGAGAAAACCGGCCGTTGATGTTCCCCGCCTTTTACATCATGTTCTTCGGGCTGCCGGTAACGTGGCAGTTAAAGGGGATGGAGGGTTGAGTGCTGCGGACGATGGATATCCCGCAGCCGGATATGCGTAGGAGTGGGAAATGAAGCAGAAGCGGCAGTCTGAGGATTCAGGCCAAGCGACAGCCGCGTAAATGCTCCAATATCCGCAAAGGAGATTTTTCAGGGCACGCCATTGCCTCAACAGGCAAATAAAAAGTCTGCTCCAACAGGTATTGCCCCGAAAGGGCCGCATGCGAAACATGGTCGGTTTGGACAATCCAGCTACTGCCTGCTGGAAAACGGATTTCAGTGGCTCGTACATTTTGCTGGTAGGCATTGTCGCGCTTCATGAGATCGTGCAGTTGCAACATGAAATGGTCATACAGGGTGCGGCAGCTTTTTGTGATGCCAAGCATCTGTAGCAGCCTTGCGCTACCAGGTACGGGACTCTGAATCTGGGGCAGAAAATGTCGAGCAACATCGGTAAAAGATTCGCCGATGCGCCAGACTCTATCTTGCCGGTTCGGATTGATATTGCAAAAAAGCCGCAAAATGCGTTTGCCCTGATTCGGACTAGACGGAAAGGCGTCTACATGTAGGGAGGTATCGTCTTTGCGTAGAGAGGTTTTACGGCCCTGAATTTCTAATGGCCGGTAACTGGTGCGGCCTGTCTGTAATGTTAGAGCGTAGGAGGGAAATAGGGTTTGATAAAGCCAGTGGCCTGCACATGAAAACGCCGTATTATCCTTTTAAGCAGCGATAAATTCTGTGAAGAGCCGGTTGCGCCACGGAGCGTGTCAGCCGTTGGATGGTAGCTGATATTTTTGGCTTTTGGGTCGCTGTAATCAGCGGTGAACAGGGCATGCTCCTCTGGATTTAGAGAGAACTTGAGGTTTGGAAGAAAGAGTATCTGACCGTCCTCAAGGCCATTTAAAGCAGCGGCGCGTTCTTCGGAGGAGAAGTCCGCTTGCCAGTTGTGAGCGGAGAAAGAAAGTAAAGGGCCGCAGGATAGGGTGGCGGTGGTATCAAAGTGTTTCATCGATATTATAAATTATCTTACTTTTTTATCCGGTGACTGCTTGCGGTCATCAAACGGATCTTCTTTAGAATGAACTTCGATTTCTTCATAAACTGGTTCTGATTTTGATGGTGTCTGCTGTTTTTTCTTCCATTGATAAAAAACATATTCCATATAGTTAATAATTTTATTGAGCTCGGTTACGGGAAGGGCCTTAAACCTCTCCTCAGAAATAGGAAACGGCCAATAATCAGGTGGGCCTCCCCGAGAAGGAGCGTGTCCCCCTCGTTTTTTCTCTCCTTTACCCATCTCTAACCAATCAACCGATACATTTAATGTGCGAGCAATAGCCGCCAAGTGTTTTGAACCTCGGTTAATTCCAGTTTCGATCTGCCCGATCAGTCCTTGAGAAACGCCAACTCTTCGCGCTAGTGCCTCTTGAGACATTCCCGATTCGGTTCTTGCTTCTCTTACACGATTACCTATTCCCATAAATATAAGCATATTAGTAAACTTAAAAAGTTTACTATTGACTTTTATAATTAGTGTGCTAATATTCAAACATGAACTGGAAAAAAATCATTTCAGATTTAGTAGCAGCCAAACTGACTCAGAAAGAAATTGCTAAACGTATTGGCGTCACTCAGTCCGCTATTAGCCAAATACTGAGCGGGAAAAAATCCGCTCAGAAGGGGTTTAGGTATGAACCTGGGCAGCGCCTCATCGCGCTATATAAATCATATGGTGGAGACAATCACCTGATCTGGCCGGAGCTTGCTACTGCGTCTGCTCCCCCTTCTCGCCCCACGCCAACGCGGGGCTGTGAGGCGGCGTGATGAACATTTTTGATGTCCTCTATCGTCAAGCGCGTGCAGATCACGCAAAAGCGATGCTCAAGTGCCGCTCGGAATCTCGCCCAGAAGCGCTTTCGCAAGCTGAACAGAATGAGCGATTTAAGGGCTATGAGGTTCCCTCAACAAGCAAGGAATTGGAAATGACCTGTCTGAAAGACCCCCAAACGCTGGCCGAAAACGATCAAAGTCTGGGCGATGCGCCCGCCGACACTGGAATTGTCCTTGGGCGCATTTTTAAGCACATTTCTAATCGACTGTCCAAGCTCGAAACAGAACTGGCTAAAAAAGAGTGTTTGTTCTCACAGTGTTTCCCCAAGAAGAATGACATAACGAGTACGCATTTTCTGCAGTCAATTCTGTTTCATCCCGATGGCCTGTTGATTGAAGCGGTCACTGATAGGGAGATGTTTTGGCTTGAGCTTGCGCCTGCGGGATGGGCGCGCTTTGACAAAGTGGCAAGCCATCAAGACGGCAAAGTCGCCGGCCATTCAACAGACCGAGGCATTTTTGCACTGCGCGCATTGCAGTCAACACGTGAGCCGTGGCCGGAGGGGTCAACGATGACATGAGCGGCTTTTTGCCTGGTTCAATCACCCATGTCCTTGTCAGACCATCCTGCTTATCAGGCAATGAAGAGTTTGGTATCGGAAAGAGTAAACACATCATGCTAGCAATTTGCCTCTGTAACTATAAAGTGGATGGGACACGCAGGCCCTGCTCTTCCGCCTGTGCGCGTGAAATCATAAGACTCCTGATTAATAAGCGTTTTCTTGCCTTCTTGCGCGCACAAGATACAAGCGCGCGTCGGTTCAGCGCCCGATTTCCTCACGGTTTTGAAGTCTTCCAGAAAGACGTTGCCGTATCCGTCGATGCACTTTTGGTAGTTCTCAAATCCAGGAATGTGATGACCCAATTCATTATCAAGCCGTTTCTCCAATTCAGCATTCTTTTTAGAAAGGGCCGCATTCTCAGAAATCAGTGCCTGATTGCGCGTAACTAATGCCGCATTTTCAGAAACAAGTTGCTGATTTTGAGCAACAACCTGCGCATTCTCATGAACAAGCGCCGTATTGCGTTCAATAAGCGCCGCATTCTCAGAAACCAAAGCGTTGTAGCGCGCATGAAGTTCCCGAATCCGGCGCAACGGCCCGCGCAACCAGCGCCAGAACGCCTTGACATACTGGCCAGCAAGCGAAGTGCCGAGGCTTTTAAACACACTGAGCAAGAAAACCCCAATTTCCATGAGGATTCCTCCGTTGAAGGGTTAACCGGTATAGAGGCCATTGATTCTAAAGCGGGTGGGAATCCTCACCCTACAGATACGGAGGGGGCATAAATGCTGATTTCTGTCAACGATAAGGAAATGTGGGTATGCGACTTCTGCCTAAGAGCCGAACCGGATAACGCACTCCAATCCAAACATACGAGTGCTGTGATCTGCTTTTCTTGTCTCAAAAATCCTATGGAGTCGGGTTTTATAAGTGAGCCTGACCCCACAGCCGCCGCTTCAGAAGCGGCGCAAAGAGTGGAGTCTGAGTAATGGCCCATCCCGATCTCAGACGCAAGCGACACAACCCTTACAGACATAAGGGCAATGCAATGACCCAACCCTCGAATTTCAAGAAAGGGATTCATGAATCAAAACCCTTCCCATTACCCGTGCCATCTGTGCGGGGAACTGGAACACGCGCACGAGATGCGGGTGAACATCCAGAACGGCGCGGCGCTGTGTGCGTGCTGCGTTCTGGAGCACTTTGAGCCGTGGCGCGATGACTCTGAAGCGGAACGCCCATAAATATTTCTCACTGAAAAGGAAAGCTGAAATGGAACTCAACGCCCGTTATCACCGAATGGCATCAGAGGCGCTGTGCCGATTTGTGATCGAAAGAGTCAAAGCAGAATCTGTTTGGGGTGACGAAGCCTTTAAAAGATTCAGGAGAGCACTGATCAGCCAGCTCCAGTTGCTCAACCGGGATTTTGAAAACCTGCTTGATCGGGACGGCCTCTAAAGAGGCCGAGTAAATGACAAAACCACGTTCCCAACCCTTTCCTAAAGTCCGCTCTGTTGCTGCATGGGGCAGCGATGCAGCGCTTTGGACGCTGCTGTACCTGTGGATGTTCCAGCACATTGAACAGGCCGGTCATGTCTTTCGCTTCGCGATGTGGCTGATGTCGGCCTGCCTGTTGCTGGCATGCCTGCTGATGTGGTGCATCTTGAGTCTCAAAGCGTTGGACATGCCCTGCAAATTTGAGTGCCCGACGCAAGCCTGGAAGTCCTGGCGGCGCGGGTATGAAAACGTCAAGACGGTCATCTTTACCGGTGCCGTCGTCTGGATGGGGCATACCGTACTCGGCGCTGTACTGGCGCTGGCAGGGTTCATGTTTTATCTCACCGTCACGCCGCTCAAGAAGGACAGCGGAAATGGAACGCCGATTCATCCCACATCTGAAGAGAAGTAAATGTCAACTCAAGACTCAATGAAACTTTTAAGCATCGTGCGTATCCCTCACTCTGATATTTGGTCAATGCGCTTTGGTACTGAGCAAAGCACGGTCACTCTAAAAATCCCTGTCAAAGAAGTGGAAGCATTAGCGCATGCCATCACACACGGGTACAAATTCCCCATGTCCGAGAGCACGCGGAATGCCGAGTGCGAATCGGAAGTCGCCAGTCCGCCACAGTCCTCTTTGTGCAATGGAATAGAAGCTCAACTCACCCAATACCAGAACCAAGCGATCACGGACACGCTCTGCCGGCTTGTGGCTGAACAAGGCCATTTATCGCATGAACTGCCGGAATTCCGCCGCGCGCTTATCGATGAATGTCTGGCGATAAACGCCAAGACTTCAGACGCTGCGCTCAAGAATGCCAATTCGAGATGGGCGACACCCATTCCCGCGAAATTCCTGAACGAGTGCCAAGCCGAGGTTTTAGGGCTTCTTGATTGCGCATCTCGGCGCAAATCCGGGTCATCCGAATCATCTGAAATAGATGAAATATTGGATAGGCGCGCTGAAGAACTTAGAGATTTCCGTCGTCATAACCTGCCAGCCCCTTCTGTGCCCGATATAGCCCATCCAGATAAGCCGGATCGAGGTTGCGAGAAAGAGCGGAAGCAATGACCTTTTCTAATTCTTCATTTATCAGACCAGTAGCCGCTGCTCGATTTTGCGAGTGGCGCAATAAAGTGCGCAGCGCAATCTGTATAGCAGTCACTTGTCCTTCCAGTAAGGCCACTTTTGACCAAGCAATATCGAGTTTTACTTTTTCGTGTTCGTTCATACGTCCCCCGTTCATGAGTGATGGTTGAAGTGAAGCGCAACGATTTTCTCATGTGCTCTGGGGGCGGCCCTTTTAACAAAAGCGTGCAGATCGATGTCCTTTAAAGCCTACTACGTACACGCCAGCCCCCTCCGGAGGAGGGTGGCATGAGCGCTGCCTATATACAAGCGGCGCACAAGGCGAAGTTGCAGCCTAACCAAAAGCGCGTGCTGCTCGCGCTGTGTGAAGTCCGCACGAAGGCGGGCGTATGCGATCTGCGGCAGAGAGCGCTTGCCCGCGCCTGTTCTCTTTCCCTCGGCGAGGTCAACCGTTGTGTGAAGGCCCTGGCAGAGCGCAGCTATCTGCGCATCGAGCCGCATCCGCACCGCCGCGGCAATCTGTACCGGATAAACGGCCTTCAACACTGGAATCTCAGCGCGTCCTCCGCTTCCAGTCTGTTTCGCATCTTTCCCACCTGCTCATTGGTACACCGCATGCCCGCAGGCTCCATGAGCGCGCCCGCTTCAAAGCGTCGAGCAGTGAGCGCGGGCGTCAAGAGATGAGTGCCTTTTGCGTCTATGCCGCCGCAAGCGAAAAGTACAGGACGAAAACGATAGATGGTTTGGTTAAGACCCTCAAGATTCAACACTTTGCTCATGAGTCCACAGACCGATGAAACGCCCCTCTTTCCAGTTTTATCCCGCGGATTGGCGTAAGGATTCCGCACTGCAAAGCTGCTCGATTGCCGCGCGTGGCTTATGGATTGAAATGATGTGCATCATGCACGAGTGCGAGCCTTACGGCTATCTATCGATCAATGGCCATGCGATGAATGCTGCACAACTGGCTCGCTTGGTCGGTGAATCCGAGAAAGCCATCAAAGGATTACTCGGTGAACTGGAGAATGCGGGCGTGTTTTCGCGCACAGAAACCGGCTGTATTTATTCAAGAAGAATGGTCAATGATGAACGCATCCGAACGGTGCGCGCAGAGTCTGGGAAGTTAGGCGGTAATCCAGATTTGCTTAAGCAAAAACCAGGCAAAGAGGACAATTTGCTTAAGCAAAAGGATAAGCAAAAATCAACCAAAGCCACAGAAGACGATCAAGCAAAAGCCAACCAAAGCTTCAAGCAAAAGCCAACCCCTTCATCTTCATCTTCATCTTCATCTTCTACTTCGGTTAACTCTCTCAAAGCACCTAACGGCGCTTTGAGAGAGCGCGCGTGCGCGAGTCGCGCCGCGCTTTGTGAGCTGAAGCGCCCCGACTGGCTGCCGGAAGATGCCTGGCGGGATTGGGTGAGCTATCGCAAGACCCACAAATCGAGGTTTACCGAAAAAGCGGCGGAGCTGTCGCTGTGCGAACTGGCGAAGCTGCGCGAGCGGGGATTTGAGCCGCGCGCCGTGATCGAGCAGAGCATTTTGTCAGGCTGGACGGGGCTGTTTCCGCTGAAAGACCGCGCGGGGACGGGGCCGCCGGGCTTGAACCGGCAGGTGGCGCTGGAAACGCGCAATGCGCAGGTCGGCGCGCAATGGCTGGCGGAAATGAAGCAACAGGAGGAAGCGAATGCACCCGGTGGACGTTAAAACATCTCAACTCACGGCATACCCTGAGCGCTTTCAGGCGCTGATTCAGGGCGTCTACGACTTCTACGGCAAGGATTTGAGCCGTTTTACGCTCTCGCTCTGGTGGTGTGCGATGCGGCCGTATGACCTGGCCGCCGTGACCGATGCGCTGAACCGGCACTGCGTGAATCCGGATACGGGTCAGTTTTTGCCAAAGCCTGCCGATGTGGTGCGCATGCTCGGCGGTTCGACGCAGGACGCCGCGCTCATCGCCTGGGCGAAAGTCGATCAGGCGGTGCGGGGTGTGGGGCCGTATCAGAGCGTCGTGTTTGAGGATGCGCTGATTCACCGCGTCCTGGCTGAGATGGGCGGCTGGATTCCGCTCGGTTCCAAAACCGAAGACGAATGGCCGTTTGTGCGCAACGAATTTGTGAATCGCTATCGCGGCTACCGGATGCGCAGCGAAACGCCCGACTATCCGCCGGTGCTGATCGGCTTGTTTGAGGCGCAGAACCGGCAAAGCGGCTATTCGGTTCAGCCGCCGGTGCTGGTGGGCGATGTCGAAGCGGCCAAGCGGGTGATGCACGGCGGAACCCACCAGCCATTGATCGGCTTTACGCGGATGCAACTGGCTCCCCCCGAAGCGCAGCCCGCTTTACGCATCGAAACGCAGAAAAAAGCTGCATGAACGCACACACGACGCCTGAATCCGCCCGCTTGCCGGCTAAGGTGCAACTGCCAGGGCGAGACCCGTTCGTGGCGGTCAAATTTCTGCGCCAGAAGCGCCAGTTGGACATCCCCGACCGGAGCGGCAAGCGGCAGTCGATGAGCGTACTGGAAGCGCAGTTTGCGTTGCGGGTGCGCGTGGCAAAACTGCCGGAGCCGCAGCGGGAGTATCGCTTTGACGCTGATCGCCGTTGGAAGTTTGATTTTGCCTGGCCGGACTGGAAGATCGCCGTCGAATGCGAAGGCGGCATTTGGACGCAGGGGCGGCATACGCGGGCATTGGGCTTTGAGGCGGACTGCAGTAAGTACAACGCTGCGACAGTGCAGGGCTGGCGGGTGTTGCGCTTTACGGCAGGCATGGTCAAAAGCGGCGCGGCGGTCGAAACGTTGACGCAGGCAATTCAGCAGGCGGCGTGAGGGGCGAGCGATGCCTTATTTCTGGTCGAAAAACAGGAAGTTGGGAATGTTGGGGAGCGTGTATTCAGAAATACTGCGGGGAGATGACGGCGTGAGTCAGGCCCATAGCTTCAGTGCAACCAATAGCCCGGTTTGTGCCAGAGCAATGCCAAAGAACCATCTGAGCAACTCAAATTTCATGTTTGCTAATCGGGTATCGATGTCCTTGCGCAGATCGCCGATTTCATGGCGTAGCTCTGCGATGTCTTGCTTGGTGGCAACATCTGAAGAGTCATGCACTCTGCGCACGACAGCGGATATCGCCTTGGCTTGCGGCTCGTCAAAGCCAGCTTTTTCAAGGTCTTCAAATATTTGTAGCGTGTCGAACGCGGGAAGTGCCATAAATCAATTCTCCTTATCAAAAATTTTATCACAGCAGCCCTTGACGCCCTCTGAAGACGAGGCTTATATTGCCGCTCAGGTGCTAGAAACATCTGAAGCAGCGGTTAAGTCGCCCCGTCAGTCAGCGGCTTTTATTTCGCCTATGGGTTTTGCTCAATGGGCGGGAGTGCGGCTAATACAAGACCCGCAAGGGAAATACGCCCGCCGACTCGTTGCGGTTTTCAGCGCCTGCCCGCCCCCTGCTGAAAACAGGGGCTTAAGTCTCTCAACGAGGAGCAAAGCCATGTCGGCATCCGCTCAAGGTACGTCTGTACCATCCCTCTTTTCTTTTGAAGAAAAACCCCTCCGCGCCGTTGTGATTGATGGCGAACCGTGGTTCGTTGCGGCGGATGTTTGCAAAATACTTGAATTAGGCAATCCAACCAATGCTGTTGCCGTGCTCGATGAAGATGAACGCACCCTTACTTTAATTAAGGGTGCCAATAATCAAGAACGCCAAACTAATGTCATCAACGACTCTGGCCTGTACACGTTGACGCTGCGCTGCCGCGATGCGGTGAAAAAGGGTTCTCTGCCGCATCGATTCCGCAAGAAAGTGACCGCTGAAATTCTGCCTGCGATTCGGAAGACGGGGCGGTATGAAGCGACTTCACAGAGCAGCGATATCCGGATGCACCACAGCATAGCGCGGCTGGATATTGAGTTGTGCGCTGACCGCACCTTCACCATTCGCAAGACGGCCATCAATGAGTACACCGCCGCAGACATGCTCTGCGCAATGGCGCGTGCCACCGTCGAAATTGTAAGCAGAACCGATCTTCGGAGGGCTGCGCCTTGAGCGCTGGGCTGTACAAAGAGTTCGTGCTCCGTCATGGCGGCGTCTGGGCGGCCTTGATCGAGTTCGTGAAGACGCATGCCAAAGCCTGCGTCGATCAGGGCGCGCCGCTGCGGGTGATCGTCACTGCCGAGGAACGCAAGCGCAACGCGGAACAGAACCGCTACTACTGGAGTGCGGTATTGCAACACATCGCCGAGCATGCGGAAGTGGGCGGCAAACGCTACGATAAGGAGGTGTGGCATGAGTTCTTTGCGCGCCGGTTTGGCCTGTGCGATGAGGTGACGTTGCCGGATGGGGAGGTTGTGGTACGGCGCAAGTCCACCACGCAAATGACCGTTGGCGAGTTCTCCGATTACCTCCACGCGGTACAGGCGTATGCGGTGATGCGGTTAAGGGTGGAGTTTGAATGAGAGGAAATTTCCTAACTTCTGGTTTTTCTCCCTTGATTATGGTGTAAAAACCAGAAGTTTATTCATCAATGAGAGGAGAAGCATGCAACAGATTATCCATGTCGAAGAAACCGATGTCCGCCGTCGTTTAGCTGAATTGGGTCTTGAGTCTCAAGCATTACTTGAAGCCTTATGCAGAGGATATATGGCACTTATCTTATCCACTCCGAACTATCCGCCACTGTATGCTAGTTTTGCTGCTTGGGCCAATACCGTATGCACGCTGCGCGAGTATTTAACCCTTCAAGGATGGGATCGGCGCGATGAGAATAATTACTCTCTGATAGTCGATAAAAGAAAAGAGATGGCGATTGCTGTATCGACGGGTGATGAAGGAACGGGGCGGCCTGATATGAACCCTACGACAAAATCTTCCAAAGGGCCGAATACAGTGGATGCGGTGACAACCGATCAACTGCAACTGGAGTTACCTCTGGGGCTACCAGACAATCCAGTACCTGTGCAGCCTGTTCACCAGAAAAACCGTTGGGTAACGTGGATTTTTCTCGTTCATTGGGCGATGAATGAAATTCGCTGTGAACTATCACTACCTGTGTTAATAGGTGATACAGCGCGTCCCAGTCTATGGAAAGAGCGCATTCTCCTGAAGCCAGTACCTAAAGATTCGGCACTTAAGATTATCCCTTCCACTTTACCCTCGGATATCGAGGTTGAGATTAAACGTCGCGCATGATGACAGATGTTTTGTTTAATCCCTCTCGATTAACACTTGCGCGTAAGCGCCGCGGATTGACAATGCTTAAACTCGCCTCGCTGATTGGAGTTGAGTCGCGCTCGATATCGGCTTACGAAAAGGATGAGTTTAGGCCAGAAAATGATCGATTGGCCACACTTGCTAAGGTATTACGTTTTCCGAAGTCATTTTTCTTGGGTGACGATCTCGATGAACCGACGCCAGATGTTGCGAGTTTTCGGGCGCTCTCAAAGATGACGGCGGGCCAGCGGGATATGGCCCTGGGCGCAGGTGCGATTGCTTTGATGCTCAATCATTGGATTGAAGCACGGTTTGAGTTGCCATGCGCGGAATTGCTGGATTTAAGCCGTGAAGCTTCTCCAGAAGCGGCAGCGCAGACCTTACGCTATCTGTGGGGAATTGGCGAACTGCCGATCAAGAATGTTGTGCATTTGCTGGAATCGAAAGGGGTACGTGTTTTTTCTTTGTCACTGGATACAACAGATGTTGATGCTTTTTCTCTATGGCGACAGCGCACGCCTTTTATTTTTCTGAATACCCGAAAATCCGCAGAACATGCACGTTTTGACGCGGCTCATGAGCTGGGGCATCTGGTATTACATCGTCATGGCTCTCCGCAAGGTCGAGAAGCGGAAAAAGAGGCGGATACTTTCGCGTCGGCGTTTCTCATGCCGCGCGCCACCTTGCTGACTCAAGTCCCCCGCCTGACGGGTCTTTCACCCTTGATTCCGCTGAAAAAGTTTTGGGGTGTTTCGCTCGCCGCACTGGTTTACCGCTTACACAAAATTGGAGCACTCAGTCCGTGGCATTACCAGATGTTATATATGGAACTGTCATCACGCGGCTATCGTAAAAAAGAGCCTTACGAAGGGCAACGCGAAACCTCTCAGGTATTGCAAAAAGTGTTTGCAGCACTACGACACGAAGGCGTAACAAAAAAAGAGATGGCGTGTGATTTATGTATTCCAGTGGAAGAACTTGAACAACTGATCTTTGGACTTGCCATCACAAGCCTGGACGGTGCTGGAGAGGTCAGTAGACGCAGTCGCTCGCGAAACGTAACGCTTCGGATTGTCCATCCACAGAATGACACTTCGCAGTGAAAAGTTGCGCCATCTGATCGCCACTCTGCCGTGCATGTGCTGCGGCCAGGAAGGGCAAAACCAAGCCGCGCATGCCAACTTCCAGTCTTTTGGCAAGTGGATGGGGATTAAAGCGAGCGATGCGGCGCTGATGGCCCTGTGTGTGCGCTGCCATGCGGAGTTAGATCAAGGTCAGACGATGATGAAGGAAGAGCGGCGCAATGCGCAGTACGAATGGATAGCGAAGACGTGGGTGATGCTCGCGGAACAGGGGAAGGTTGCGGTATGACGATGGAAAGCCATCAGGCTAATCATTCAGGCATGCGCAGGTTGAGGCAAGGCAGGGCAACGGGGGATATGTGTAAGCACTTCAGCCAATGTGTCTTTAGCCATTTCTGTGTCGTATTGAACTTGACCACGCAGCCAATAACCCTCCGACAAGCCGAAATACCGGCACAGACGCAAATCCGTGTCAGCAGAAATGCCGCGCTTGCCATGCACGATTTCATTGATGCGGCGGGGCGGCACGTTAATTGCTTTGGCGAGCGCATATTGGCTGATTCCGAGGGGGCTTAAGAACTCTTCCAAAAGAATTTCACCCGGATGAACAGGTTTTAATTTGTGCATATCTTGCTCCTTCAATGGTAATCAACGATCTCAACGTCGAAGGCATTTCCATTTTTCCAGCGGAAACACACCCGCCATTGAGCATTAATACGGATGCTGTACTGCCCGACTCGATTCCCCTTGAGCAATTCCAGCCGATTGTTGGGGGGGATTCTCAGATCGTCTATACGGCTCGCCCACTCAAGCTGTGCAAGTTTACGCAGCGCAACGCGTTCGATATTGACGAACCGCGCAGTGCGTTTGCGCTGGAACAGGGATTGGGTGTCTGGGCATTTAAACGATTGAATCATTACCTGATGGTAACGGATTTCGTTAATAATGGAAAGCGTTATTAAGCGTGGGGAAATATGAAGCACGGTAGACACGAAATCCCCATTCCCTCCTGGGTCGATCACGAGATGCAGAATTGGGCGCGGTGGAGCTTGTCGGCGGAATATCCGGGGCGTCCGGACTGGCCGGGGCCAAGGATGGCGCGAGACCTGATCTCTCGTTTTTACCGCGCGCCGGATTGGGGCGATGATGTGCGCCCGCTGCCACCGAATGAAGCGCATGCGCAGAGGGTTGAGCAGGTAGTTCAGAAGCGGATGCAGCCGTTGGAGCGCCGGATTGTGGATGCCGAATATGTGCATCCGTGGGCGTCTGGACGTTGGCGCAATGGAAGGGTTGGCGCGGCGCGCCATCTGAAGCTATCCTTGAATTCATATGAAGCGATCTTATGTAGTGCTTGTCTTAAGGTTGAGCAGGCGTTCGGTCAATGAAATATGCGCAGGAGATTATCGATTTGATGGGTGCGTATCCAGGGCGGGAATTCCGGATGCGGGAGATCGTGAATTCCATTGCGGGGAAGAAGGCAAAGGTTGAAGAGCGCTACAAAATTAGAAAAGGGGTTTGCCGTGTGCTTCATCAATTAAGTACAGTGGGTTCAATTGCAATGATGAAACAAAAAGAACGTGGGGCGTCTGCCTGCTATGTCTGGAAAAAGTGAGACATGAACTCTTGAAAAGTGAGACATGAAGTCTCCAAAAGTGAGACAGAAACTGAGACAATATCGGCAGGACAATTGCGTCCACCGTATTTAGAAGCCCGCCTGGTGTTGAAACCGGCGGGCTTTTTATATTGATGGCTCTCCTGAAGTGAGTGGAATCCGTCTATCCCGTGTGCAGTGTGAAGGGTCGTGGATGACCCGGTGCGCGGCAAGCCCCGTCCTTCAGGCCGGGGAGGATGTCAAGGAATCGGGGGGGTTTTCCAACTATAAAAAAGGATGCGCGACCTCTCAATTGAGTATCGTCCGGTGGCCTCATTGCTGCCGTCGATACGCAATAGCCGCACACATAGCGATGCGCAGCGCCTCTTGCCAGCGTTGCGCGGCCATATGTGCGCGGACGGATGCAAGTTTGGTATTCATGAGTCTTGGCAAATAATGATTGAGTGCACCTTCAGCTTAGGCAGAGCGTGGTTGAATGCAAGGGTTTTAGATGGCGCGTCCTGCTTTTAAACCGACCGAAGAGCAACGTAAGCTGGTCGAGCAATTAGCCGCCTTTGGCGTACCCGTCGGCAGCATGTGCGTGATGGTGGTCGATGCGCGCGGCGGAGAAAACAGAGATGGGCTGGCGCGTGCAGACTTTGAGGCGCACCCGTAATGGCGGATTTGGCGGAAGTGGAGCAGGCGCTGGTGAAACTCATCAGCCAAGCGGCTTATCCGAACGGTGTCGATCAACCCTCTGTTGCAGGGTGCGATATTGCGGTCTTTCAGGGCTGGCCGAAATTTGAAGCGCTGAGCGCCGCGCTCGATGCCGGTCATGTGCAAATTTCGGTTTTTCCACGGCCCGATGAGCGGGTCACGGTACCTGTCTCTTCCACTTGGCAAACCCTTTCGATTCAGCCGCCGACACTCACGGCCACCGTCGAAGGCGAGAGGGTGAGGCTGGGCGGAACCGTGCAGGTTCCTCAGAGCGTTGCGCTCATTGTCGATGAAGACGATTTCGTCTATGCCGTTCAGGATGCCGATGCGGTGCAAGACATCGCCGCGGCGCTGGCAAAACGCATCCAGGCGAAACGGCCCGCGTCTTGTGCGGGTGCAGTGATCTCAATCCCCAATGCACGCCGGCTGATTGCGCGCGTGGGCACGATGGGCGCGTGTATACGGGCGCTACGCCGGCAACACACGACGTTCCAAATCACCGTGTGGTCGAAGCATCACGATCAACGGGATTGTGTGGCCGCGCAAATAGATACGGCCCTTGCGGCCCTGTGCCGTTTTCGGCTGCCGGACGGCACGACGGGCCTGCTGCGCTATCACCGCAGCGTCCAGAGCGACGAATGGCAGAAGCAGCGGCTTTACCGGCGCGATTTGTTTTATGAAGTGGCGTATGCAACGACCCAGACGCAGGAAACAGCGACGATTACCGTACCGCAATTAAAGGTGAGCGGTGGCCCTGCGCTGGATCGACAAGGCCCTGTAACGGTGATTAATCGCTAACTTTTAAGCACTCATTTTTTTATTCCAGAGCCGCTTTGCTTGACCGCAAGCGGCTTTTTTATTTAAGGAGGCATGAATGCCGATCAGTCAACAAGGCGCAATCAATAAGACCGCGCAGATCGTACCGGACGTGTATGTCCAGATCGTTGCGCCGCGTGTATTGCTGCTCAACGGCGTACCGACCAATATTCTGGGTATGGTGGGAACTGCGCAGTGGGGGCCGGTGAATGCGCCGGTCACGATTGGCAGCATGGCGGACTATGCGCGCCGTTTCGGTTCGATTCTCCCGCGTTTGCACGATCTGGGAACCGCCGTTGCTGCGGCAACGCTGCAAGGCGCAAACAACTTCCGCTGCGTGCGGGTCACAGATGGCACGGATACGGCGGCCTGGGCTGAACTATTGTCAGAGAAAGCGAACGGTACGCCTAAAAAGCCGAAGAAACCCAAAGCGCCCGAAGACGAGACGCCCATAGGCGATCATCCGCCTGGCGATGGCCCAACAGACGGCAATCCAGGCTATCCGCCGCGTGTTCTGGAGGATGCCACGGTTTGCCTTAGGCTGGAAAGCAAATACACCGGTTCACTCGGCAACCTCACGCAATTCACCTTAGCGCCAGGCAGCAAAAAAGGGACGTGGCGCGTCACCCTCTCGATGCCAGGCTTGATGCCCGAAGTCTTTGACAATCTGGCAGAGGGCGCAACTGGCAACGCGGTGTGGGTCGAGATGGCCAACGCGATCCATCAAGGGATTTCTGGCGTGCGCGGCCCGTCTGATCTGATTAAAGCAACCGCAGGCACAGGCAAAGATGCGCCGAAAGAGATCACGCTCACCTTCACGGGCGGTACAGATGGGGCGGAGAAAATCGACGGCGCAGCGCTACTTGGTCAAGACACTGGCTCGCGCACCGGCCTCTATGCGTTGCGCAGAACAGGCGCGAGTATTGCGATGCTCGCCGATTGCAGTGACTCCGCCACCTGGAGCGCGCAGGCCGCGTTCGGGTTGTCCGAAGGCGTCTATATGATCGCGACCGGCCCCGCCAGCGAGTCGATTGACCAGGCCATCCAGACGAAAGAAAACGCCGGAATCGATAGTTACGCAATCAAGCTCCTGTTCGGTGATTGGGTCTATTTCAACGATACGGTGAATGGCGAAACACGGCTGATTTCACCGCAAGGCTTTGTTGCAGGACGCTTATCCAGTTTATCGCCGGAACAGTCCAGTTTGAATAAACCGTTGTACGGCATGGTCGGTACGCAGCAGTCGATGCAGCATTTGACGTATTCGCAGGCGGAATTGCAGCAACTCGCACAGGCGGGCATCGACCTCATCACCAACCCCATTCCCGCAGGCCATTCATTCGGCGTGCGCATCGGCCATAACACCAGTAGCAATGCGGTGATCAATGGNGACAACTACACACGTTTGACCCATTACATTGTNTNGACACTGGAACAAAGGAATGGGGGAATACGTCGGCAAGCTGCACACGCTGGACGAACGCCGCAGTGCACAGGCAACGCTCATCGCCTTCCTCTCTAATATGGAACAGCAAGGCATGATTGGCGCGGTCAATGGCGGGCCGGCTTTTACCGTGCAGATCGACGACAAGAATAATCCGGACGAAAGCGTGGCGCTCGGCTATCTGCAAGCCGACGTGAAAGTCGTTTATCTGTCGGTCATCGAGAAATTTTTGATCAATGTCGAAGGCGGGCCGTCCGTGAGAATCGAACGGCGCAGCACGCAATCCCAATAACCCTGCCAGGAGTCATCCATGCCGATCAATGGCCTATCCGTCGGGCGTGATATCACGCTCGACCTGATTACCCCAAACGGGCCGCTGCGCCTGAACGTCATTACCAAATTCACCAGCAAGCCGGACGTGGTGGACGAAAAAATCAAGCCGCTCAATCGCGCCCCCATCCATTTGCGCTTTCCGGATGGCTGGTCAGGCTCGTTCGAAATTGAGCGCGACAGCGACGCGCTGGATCGCCACTTTGCGCGAGCCGAGGACGACTATTACCTGGGAGTGAACGAGTCGCCGTGCACGATTACAGAAACGATCATCGAGCCGAACGATGCGATTTCGCAATACCGCTATGAAGGCGTCTTGCTCAAGCTCGAAGACGCGGGCGAATGGGAAGATACGAAATCGGTGAAGCAAAAATTGTCCTTTGTCGCGTCACGGCGCAAGAAAGTGTCTTAAACCGTTCCTTCAAAATGCCCTGAACCCTCGTGTGTAAGGAATCACCATGTCTGAACCGATGAAACAAGCGAAAGTGACGTTGAACCCTTCCGAAGAAATCATCCAGGCCGCGCATGCCGAAATCACCGTACTTGATGCGCGCCATCGGGTCATTCGCCTGAAAAAGCCTGGCGTGCTCGCGCAATACCGCTTGATCGAACTCCTAGGCGAATCCGCCAAAAACGAAGTCTATATGGGGATGGTGCTCCCGCTGATCTTTGTCACGGCGATCAATGACGCGCCGGTCTATATGCCCGCGAGCAAAGCGCAGGTCGAAGCGCTGATCCAGCAACTGGATGAGGACGGCATCGCCGCCGTGATGCAGGGCGTGCAGGAATACTTTGGAAAGGCTGACCCAGAAGGGGACAAAGCCGCGCTAAAGAAGTAGCGCAGGCCGCGCCGATCAAAGAGTGTTTATGGCTGATCAAGAACGGCGTCCCGTTCGATGTCGCGTTTTCGCTGGATGACATTCACCGCGCCGCGTGGTCGATCATCTTCTCCGAGATGAACGGCGCAAAGTTCAACTGGAACACGATGGATTTTGAGGAACTGAAATGAAATCCTTTGGCAGTCTGGCCGCCTTTGCCGCGCATCTGGTCAAGTTAGAGGTGGATGTCGCCCGCGCTGCGCATCGCGGCCTGGAAAGCGCCGCGATTGCCGTTGAAAAAACGGCCAAAAACCAGTTTGGACACTATCCGCGCGCCATTGGCGACTTTGAGCAATGGCCGCCGCTGAAGGAAGCGACGAAAGCGGATCGGGTCAGACAAGGCTACTCGCCCGATGAGCCACTGTTGCGCTCAGGCGCGCTACGCGATTCCATCACGCACGAAGTGCGCGGGTTAGACGCGGTGATCGGCTCAGAGCATGAGGTGATGGTGCATCAGGAACTGGGGACGAGCACAATCCCGCCGCGTCCGGTACTCGGCCCGGCGGCGCTTAGAAACCGGCGCAAGATTCAACGAATGTTAGGACATGCAGCGGCCAGCGCCATTGCCGGTACAACGCAGCTTCCGAAGTATGACTTTGAAACTTGATCAGGCGGCCAAGGGCGTTAATTCGACCTGAAAATGAAGCCCATCCTGGTTGAGTTTTTCCTGAAGCGCTAAGCGGACAAACTGTTCAGGAGAATAGCCAAGTTTCTCCGCATAGGCGGCGGCCAGTTTTGGGCTTGGACATTTCCGGTGATGCTCCAGGTCACACAGATACTGTTTGCTGATGCTGAGCTTTTGCGCGAATGCCGTCACGGTCATCTCTTCCGCTTGACGGATTGCCGCAAGCAGATGACCAAGCCTGAGTTGCGCGCCCGTGATTTTTTCAAGCGCTTTGAGCGAGCGCTGCGTCATTGTGCTTTTAATAGTCATGCTTGTTGACCTCAACGATTTCGACACATTGGATATTTTGATGTTCATCAATGGTGTAAATGGCTCGATAGGCGCGGCTCAGACGAATCGAGCGTTGGCTCTGACGCTTGCCTTTTAAAGGTTCATCGTGATAGCCAGGAATTTTACGTGCTGCCATCAAACCGCGATGTCCGACGTCATCAATCCACGCTTGCAGCTTAATCGCAATGTGGAGCGGTACTTTCTTCAAGTCTTTAAGCGCTTGAGGTGACAGTGTGACGTTACAGATATCTTTCATGTTGATCAATGTACTCTAAATAAGAGTACTTTGCAAGCGCATTTCGTTTATGTTCGAAGCGTACAAAATCGGCATCCGCATCAGTCTGATCAACCACGCGGCATCGGGCTTACTCGGACTCTCCCGCCAGTTCATGCGTGCGGAGCAAAGCGCGCGGGAGCTGGAAGCGCGCATCCTGTCGATCAAGCATCAGGCGCTAAAAGGCGGACTATCGCTTGGCGTCGGGGTAGCGGGTTTGTCCCTGTTCAAAGGGCCGCTGAAGGATGCAATGGCCTATCAGAACCAACTCTCCAATCTGAACGTTTTGGGGATGAAACAGGCTGAAATCGCTGAAGTGGTGGGAAAAGCCTGGCAAGTGAGCCGCGATGTGGTGACATCAACCGCAACGGACAATCTCAAAGCGTATCGGGAATTGCGCAGCGCCTTCGGTGCAGGGCATGAGCATGAAGCGCTAAGTGTATTGCCACAGGTGCAGATGGCCTCCAGCATTCTGGAAGCGGTGTCCGGCCAGAAACAGGCGCATGTCGGCTTCGATATGGTCAAGGCGATTGAGATTGGCACAAAGGGGGCCATCAGCACGAATGCTATCCAGCGCCAGGCGGAAATGATGACGCAGGCGATTGTGGGTATGGGCGGCACCGTAACGGTATCGGATTTCCATCAGGCGCTGAAATATGCGCGCACCGCTGCGCCTTATCTGTCGGAAGAATTTAAATACAACTATCTGCCAACGCTGATCCAGGAAATGAAAAGCGGACGCGGCGGTAGCCAGGGCGGGGCATCGGGCGCGGGTAACATGATCGCCAGCCTGTACGGGATGATTGCGGACCGGATGATTCCGAAAGACCTGATGCAAAACTGGGTCGATGCAGGGCTGGTGAAACGCGGGATGATGGTGCCGAACAAGCCGCATACCGGCACGGCAAAGATTCTGCCAGGCGGGATCAAAGGGTCGGACGTATTCGCGCAAAACCCGCTCGCATGGGCCAATACATACGCCGCGCCCGCGATTCAGAGATTGATGCGAACAAAGCATCTATCGGAAGTCGATGCGTACTATGCGCTGACCAAAAACCGGATTGCTGCGTTCGGCTTGCAAACGCTGGTGAACAAGGCGCAGCAGTTTGAGCGGGATCGAATCTTGATCGAACGGGCGAGCGGCATCGACGCTTACCGGCAACTCACCAGGACGAATCCGCAATTGGCGACCCAGGCGCTGCACACGCAATGGAAAAATCTGAAGACCCAGGTCGGCATCGCGCCATTGCCTGAGACACTCGCCGGTCTGCACGGGCTGACCGAGACGCTGAAAAAACTGAATGCGTGGGCGGAAAAGAACACCGGCACCGTTAAGGGTCTCAGTATTGCTTTTACTGTGCTCTCCGGCGCGCTGGCGTTTCGCGACACGGTATTGCTATTAGCTGACGCCTTTCGGGTGCTTGGAGCAGCAATGCTCTGGAGCGGGCTGGGTGTCTTTAAAGGCGGTCGGGTGGGGGCTTCCATACTCGGCAAAGCGGCCAAATCCAGGCCAGTGCGTTTTATTGGGAAGCACCTGATTAAAGCGCCGCTGGCTTCTATCCTGAAGCCGTTTTCATGGGCGGGCGGCAAGTTCATCACATTATCCAGAGGTATCGCACGCGCAAGCGGCGCTTGGTTTGCGCGGGCAATGAAGGCCATCCGCACAAGCAAACCCGCCGCCCTGTTGGCTCAAGTGTTTTCAGGCGTATTTGGCAAGCTGCGTGGTGTATTCGGCAAGCTGCGTGGTGTATTCGGTGGCGTGCTGGGCCGTTTCATGATGCCTGCATTGACCTGGATTGGCCGCATTCTGATGATTGGACTACGGGCGATTCCGATCATTGGTTGGGTGGTGATGGCCGTCACGCTCGGCCTCTGGCTCTGGCGCAATTGGGATGTGATCTGGAAAAAAGTGAAAGCCATCGGAACTTGGGCCAGTAAAATGATTGTAGGCATCGGAACTTGGGCCAGTAAAATGATTGTAGGCGCATGGGTCTGGGTCAAAAAGAAAATCGGCCCTCTCTGGACTGTACTTAAAAGCGCGTTGGGCCGTGCATTGAAGACTTTTATCTGGTGGTTCCTCGATCAATGGCAATTTCTGTTCAACACGATCCTCTCTGGGATCAACAAAATTCTTCCCAAAGCGTGGGAACTCAAGCGACTCAGCTTTGCAGACCAGTACCGCGCGCGCCATTTGCCGGATAAACAGAGCCGGCATATTGCACCGCGCGCTGTTCAGACCGTGCAGGTGCATTCGGTGATCAATCTGAAAGATCAAGCGATTGCAAAGGTCGTCACCACGCATCAGGCGCGCGCGGCCAATCGGTCTGGCACAGGCGCATCCCTCTTTGACCCGACAATGGGCGTGCTTCCCATTGGCATGGCATGAACGGAACGCAATGAAAGCGGATACCACACTGACGCTGGGCGATTTTACATTTACCCGCCATGAAATCCCTGAAAAAATACAGATCGGCGGAGAACAGAAGCTTGCTGTGCATGTGTTGGTCGGTGGACAAAAGATCATTGATGCACTGGGGCGGGCCGATGCGCGGCTCGAATGGTCGGGCTTCCTGCTCGGCCCGCATGCACGGGAACGGTTTCGAAGTCTGGATGCGCTGCGCATTGCGGGCCAGCCAATCACATTGGCGTGGGGCGAATTTGCCTATCGGGTCGTGATCCAATCCTTTACTGCCGAATATGAGCGTGAAACACAACTACGCTATCGCATCGTTTGCGAAGTGCTGGAGGATACCTCCGCAACGGAAAACGTTGGAGCTACGAGATCGATTAAAGATGCGCTGGATGAGGATTCGTCAACTGCCCGGACTGAGGCGCTGAACATTGACGATGCGCCGCTGAGCGCCTTGCTGGATACGCTGGACAACGCCATTCGCACAACAACCCGAATTGCCAATGCAACCCAAAGTGCGATTGCCCGCATTCGCCAGCCGGTGGATGAGATTCTGGAGCGCACAGACATCCTGATGCACCAAACGAATCGCGCGCTTGCGGTGGCGAGCAGCGTTGGCGATCTCGGATTACGGCTGATCGAGCAGATTGAGGCACTGGCGCGGCTCACTGCGCTCTTGCGTCTGCGCGCGGCGATGGGACGGCTGCGCCACAACTTAGACGCCGTATTCATGCGCGGCAAAACGCTCACCATTGCCGGTGGCAACTTATATCGGATTGCGGCGGAAGAATATGGCAATGCGATGGACTGGACAGCGATTGCGCAGGCGAATGGATTAACCGACCCCAATCTCGAAGGCATCCAGACATTGATCATCCCTCCACGAACAGAAGCCTCAGATGGAGTGTTCAATGCTTAACCGTGCGCCTGAATCTATCCCTGCACCCCGCCCAGAAGCCCGCCAGCCGCGCGGGGCGGTGAAGCTCAATGGCAAGATCGTTCCAGGCTGGGATTCGCTGGAAGTTGGGAACAACGCCTATCGCAGTGCGGATACCTTCCGCGTCGTGTTTGCCGTATCGCAATTGCCAGAGTCGCGCAATGCGATGTGGTTCTCGGAACAAAAAAGCCTGGAAGTGGAGATTTTTGCCGGATTTCCAGAGGACGCGCAACATTTTACGCCCGAAGAATTGGAGCGCCTGATCGTCGGCCAGGCAGACGATGTGAATTTCAATCCGGTTGAAGGCACGATTGAACTGACTGGACGCGATTTTACGGCGCGCCTGATCGATACCAACACCAGTGAACACTTTGCAGACCAGACCGCGAGCCAGATTGCCACGCTGCTCGCGCAGCGGCGCGACTTAATGCCGGTGGTGACGGCCACCCATACGAAAGCAGGCGTTTATTATCAGCACGCGCATGCGAGCCTGACGCAGCAGCAAAGCGAATGGGAACTGCTGAGCTTTTTAGCGAATGTGGCGGACTTTCAGCTCTATGTGAGAGGAAAGGAACTGCATTTTGAGCCAAAACCTGAAGCACAGGCCACCCCTTATGTCATTGAGTGGAAAGCTGCCGATGCGCAACGCGGCTATTCCCTCTCAAACGTGATGAGTCTGAACTTCACCCGCAATCTAACGATTGCCCGTGATGTCGTCGTCAAAGTGCATAGCTGGAACAGCTCGCGCAAACAGTGCTTTATTGAATCGTTTCCAAAGGCGGGCAAATCGATTCAGCCTGGACAGGCGACTTCAGTCTATCCATACACGATTGCCGGACTTACGCCCGCCGAAGCACAAAAACGGGCGCAGAGCAAGTACCGGCAGATCATCGCGCACGAGATGCGGCTGGACGCGCGGCTGCCGGCGGATTCGGTACTGGACTGCGCGACGCCGATTGAAGTACGCGGCACCGGTACGAAGTTTAATCAACGCTATTACCCCGAAAGCATCACCCGCAGCTTAAGCGCTGAGGAAGGCTATCAGATGGAGGTTCAGGCGAAGAACCCGCACGCTGAACGGGAGGCGGCGCAATGAAATATTTAATGAATGCGTTTAAATCGGTCGCGCAACAAGCGACCCAAAGCCGTGCAGCAACACGGCACGGGATTGTCACGAGTTACGACCCTAAGACCTATGCGGTGAAAGTGCAGTTACAACCGGAAGGGGTTTTAACCGGCTGGATTCCGCTGAAATCCGCCTGGGTCGGCAACGGCTGGGGCCTGTTCTGTCCGCCGTCCATTGGCGACGCGATTGAGATCGACTTTCAGGAAGACGATGGCGGCAATGGCTGTGCGGGCTGGCGCTTCTATAACGCGGTTGAACGGCCCTTGCCGTGTCCATCCGGCGAATTCTGGCTGGTGCATCGGAAAGGCGCACAACTGAAATTCCGCAACGATGGCACGGTGGAATTACGGGCGACCCAAGACTTAAACATCCAGGCAAACAGTGACGTGCATCTGGATGTCAGCGGCACCCTACAAAGCCGCGCATCGCAGTGGAATCACAAAGGGCCGGTCAGCATCGACGGCGCTTTGCATGTGACTCAAGCGATTACCGGCCAAGGCGGGATGACGGTGAGCGGTGGCAGCGGCGCTGAAGTTGAGGGCAGCCTGCGGGTGAGGAACGGCGATGTCATTGCGGATGGCATCAGCCTCAAAGGCCATACGCACGGCGGCGTTGAGCCAGGCGGTGGACAAACAGGCGCGCCGCAATGAGGATTCAATCAGGAATGACAAGGTGACTCAATGACCAGTTTAAGTTTGGCATTGGCTGCCGTTGCAATGCGCGTCAACAATTCCAGTGATGGAACGCGCGAATCCGAGCCTTTCTCTAGTCGCGCAATCACTGGCTGTGTTGTTTTTGCTTTATAAGCGAGTTCCTTTTGTGTGAGCGTCGCTCTTTGCCTGAGTTGAAGAATGAGTTTTGCAATTTCGTTAATGAGGAGTTCACGTTGAAAATGCTGCTTAAATTCAGCATCTTGACATTCTTCCTCAATCACATCCGTCAAGGTAGTCGTTGGCATGATGAATCACCTCCAGCATTCGTTTTTCAGCAATGGCTAGTTCTTTAGCCGGTGCTTTTTGAGACTGTTTTTGATAGGCGTGCAGTAATACCAGCACTTCTTTCTGAAGCAGGACATAAAAAATGCGATACCCAACCGTTGCGCGGACTTTGATTTCCCACAGTTTGCCTTTAATTTGTCTGAGTTGAACGCGAGGACTATCCAATCCCATGTCCTCAATGCTTTTGAGACAGGCGAATACTTTGGCTCGATCCTGTACAGGCAAATGTTAAATGAAGTCCCGAACAGGCGTCCGCGCAGATTGGTAAAAAACAATCTTCATTGACTAGATAGTATACCCAATTGGATATCTATGGCAACAAACTCAATCAATACGCTGCACGATCTTGATCAAACGGTTGGCAGTGATCTATCCGCCAGCAGCACAGGCGATCTGATGACGGCAACGGGCACGCAGCGCAGCCAGCAGCGGGTGTTACGGCGCTTGCTGACCAGTCCAGGCGATTATGTCTTTCATCCGGCGTACGGTGCGGGATTGCCGAAGATGATTGGAAATATTACAGATGTCGCCCGCATTCGGGCGCTGATTCGCGCACAACTGCGCACAGAGGCATCGGTTGCGCATCACCCTGAACCCAGCATTGATATCAGGCCGCTGGCGGACGGGGTAGCCGTGTCCATTCAGTATGTCGATGCTACACAACAGCAACCCGTTTCGCTCTCTTTTACGGTGCAGCCCTAAATGGCGATCTCAACAAAAGACTTTGTAACACTGGTACGCGAACAGGCCGCCGCGATTCAAGGGGCTGCTCGCTCCCTGGTTGATCTGACGGTCGGCTCGATTCTGCGCGCGGTGATTGAAGCGAATGCGGCGGTGACACTCTGGCTGCAAGGCTTGATTCTGCATCTGTTGAAAACGACGCGCGCGGCGACTTCAACAGGCGCTGATCTGGATTCATGGGTCGAGGACTATGGTTTAAGCCGTCTGCCCGCCGTGGCTGCTACAGGATATGTCACCTTCTCGCGTTTTACGCCCACACAGCCCGCCCTGATTCCAGTAGGTGCGAAAGTCCAGACGGCAAATGGCGTCCAGCACTATGCGGTAGTCAAGGACGCCGATCATCCGGCGTGGGATGCGGAGGAGGCCGGCTATGTCCTTGCGCCGAATCTCGCCTCCATCACGTTGCCAGTGCAGGCGGAGCAGGCAGGCGCAGCGGGGAACGCCCGCATCGGCAGCATTGACACACTCGCTCAGGCAATGCCAGGCGTCGATACGGTCACGAATGAAGCCGCGTTAACGAACGGCACAGATGCAGAGTCTGATCCCGCATTGCGCAAGCGCTTTATTGCGTACATTGCCTCTTTATCCAAAGCGACGATGGATGCGGTCGGCTACGCGATTACCAGCGTAAAGCCCGGCCTCTCTTATGCGCTGGTTGAGAACCAGACGTATGAAGGTGATGAACAAAGGGGGTATTTCTATGTCGTCGTCGATGACGGCACGGGGATGCCGACCCAAACACTGATCGCAACGGTCTACACCGCGATTGAAGCAGTGCGCCCGCTTGCAGTGCACTTCAGCGTCTTTGCACCCGTCGTGGTCAAGGTGAAAGTGCAGATGAAGATTCAGACGGCGGGCGCTGATCATACGGCAACCGCTGCGCAGGTGGCCGCAGCGATTAAAAACACCCTCAATGCGCTTGGGCTCGGTGCAATGCTCCCCTATACACGGCTCGCGCAGATTGCGTATGACGCCTCGCCCGCAGTGACGAATGTATTTGCAGTGCAATTGAATGGGGCTACTGATGATCTGATCTCAACGCCGAAGCAGACGTTTAAAGCCGGTACGGTGATCGTCACCTGAAAAAGTCAAAAAGTATGCAGAGTGTAGTACAATGTATTACATTTAAAACTGGAGATAGGCCTATGGCGAGTCGTGTTGTTCAAGCCCGTGTGTCTGATGAAATCAGGGAGGCGGCAACCGCCATCATCAAAGCAACTGGGCTTTCGGTTTCCGATGTGGTGCGCGTCGTCCTAACTCGCATTGCGACAGAAAAAGCGCTCCCAATCGATTTTTTCCAGCCAAACGCAGAGACAGTACAAGCAATGCGTGAGGCGGAAGAAGGCAAACTTACGCGCACCACGCTTGACGGTATTAGAGCGATGATACGAGACGAGGGAGACAAACAAAAGCCTGCCAGGAAAGCGACCCGCAAGCATGCGTGACATTGACTATACCGGGGCATTCCGGCGCGACGTGAAGCGGGAGCAAAAAGGTCGGAACGGAAAGACGCTAGAGGCAGATTTAATGCCGGTACTCGAAGCCCTGGCGAATGATCAACTGCTTGCCGCGCGTTACAGAGATCATGCGCTAGCAGGCAATTGGAATGGCTCACGGGACTGTCATATCAAGCCCGATCTTGTTTGGATCTACCAGAAGCCTGACGATACTCAGCTCGTTCTTCTTCGGTTGGGTTCACACTCTGAATTGAAGCTTTGATGCATTGTAGGGGATCAAACGCCATGTTCAACCGCTTCAAATCACTTCTGCCGCGCTGGTTCGGTGATCAAACGCCGGTTCTGGATGCGCTGCTGCACGGCTTGGCGGCTACCGCGCGCCATGCACATCGGCTGATCGAATACGCGCGCCTGCAAACACGCCTCCAGACCGCAACGGGCGGCTGGCTGGACCTGATCGCGGCGGATTTCTTTGGGGATGCGCTCAAGCGCGGGCCAGACCAATCGGATGCCGCGTTCCGACAACGCATTCGGGCGCGTCTGTTTGGTGAGCGCGCGACCCGCGCCGGACTGATTCAGGCGTTGAACGATCTGACCGGACGCGAACCCCGTGTTTTTGAACCGCAACGAATAATGGACACAGGCTGCTATCGCGGGCCTGGACTGGCGTATGGTCTCAAAGGCGGCTACGGCTCCAGGCGCAGAGCTTACCAATGCTTTGTGACGGCTTACCGTCCGCGCATCGCGGGACTGCCCTTTGTGGCGGGCTACCGGATTCCGTGCGGTGCCTATAAAACGCCCTCGCGCGCCGCCTATGCCAGGCGCAGAGGACTCACCGATGCGGATATCGTGGACGCGGTCAATCATGTGAAACCCGTTGGCACCACTGTCTGGATTCGATTCCGTTGAGGTTGAACGGAACCGAGGAATAGAGATTTTAAACTGAAGCTTTGAAGCCCGCCTCGTGCGGGCTTTTTTATTGGAGAGTCTATATGGACAGAGTGATCGTCTACGAAGGGGAAATCCCCTACGAAGAAGACCTGCTGCAAACCAACCGCTTTGCGATGGTCAGTATTGCCAAGCTCGCGCAGGCGATTCTGGGAACGAATACGCTGGTCAACGGGCTGGCCTGCACGCCGACTGCGCCGGCTTCAATGGAAGTGCAAGTCGCCCCAGGCGAAATCTACAGCCTGCAAAATCTGGACGAGTCCGCGTATTCCTCCCTGCCTGCCGACATCGATCATCCGATCCTGAAGCAGGGCCTGATGCTGGATGCGGGCCTGTTCGCCTGCTCTGCGCCTGCAACGTCAGGCCACAGCATCGACTATCTGGTACAGGCCGCCTATCTAGATGTGGATGCCGAGCCCGCTGTATTGCCGTACTACGACACGAATCACCCCGATCATCCGTATTCCGGCCCGAACAACAGCGGCGAGGCGCAAGCGACCGTGCGCAAAGGCATCTGCCATGTGTCCATTAAGGCGGGCGTTGCAGCGCAGAGCGGGCAACAGCGCCCGCCCGCGCCCGATGCGGGTTCTACCGGCCTATACCTGATCACCGTCGCGCACGGTCAAACCACGATCACCGAACAGGATATCCGCCTCACTCCCGATGCGCCATTCATCACCGAGACGCTGACCCAGAAAATCAGCCATGCAGACGTGGATAAGCGTTACGCACACAAAGCGACCACGCTTGCCGGCTACGGCATTACCGATGCGGTCAATGTCGAAGAGAAAGGCCAGCCGGAGGGCGTGGCGACACTGAACGCGCAAGGCCATGTCCCCACCGAACAGTTACCCCGCTCAGCCGGTGCGGTGAACCTGCTGATCAATGGCGATTTCACAATCAATCAGCGCGGTTATCGCATGGGCAGCTTGCTCTCGTCGTACATATATGGATTCGACCGCTGGAAGGCGGGGGGACGCGACACGTACCTGAACTGGCCGACAAATGGGCTCACTGGCGTGCACATCACGCGCGGAACCCTCGAGCAGATAGTGGAGGCTGAAAGTATCGACGGAGGGTCTTACACCCTCTCCTGGCGCGGCGACGCGCGCGCGTGCTTCAATGGGGGCCCTTGGAGCGAGAGTCCGATCACCGTGGAACGACTGCCCTTCGGCCAACCCATCAGAGTGGATTTCGCCGGAGGCACGGTGGGACGCGTCAAGCTGGAGCCCGGCGTCATCGCCACCCCCTGGGCGAGGCGCCTGTTCGCGGACGAATTGCAGCTGTGCCAGCGCTATTACGAGAAAAGCTACCGGCCGTTCACAGCGCCTGGCGCTGTGGAATATAACGCTGGCAATCCAAATGCCATCCTCTTACAGGGTTTGGGGTTTCTGTTTGGCGTACCGTTCAAAGTCACCAAGCGCGTACCGCCCGCGGTTACCATTTACCGTCCGAGCACTGGCTCCGCCGGATGGATAGAGAGAGCGAATGAGGTCGACCCCCTTCTCGTGATACACCTGGAATCGTCCGAAAATGGGATTGGCCTCATTATCTTGAACCGCGGCCCAGACAGGAACGACCTTTATCAATACCAATGGAGCGCCGATGCAGAACTCTAAGACGGAAAGGAGAAACCCAATGCCCCGTTACCGCCTGACACCCGACCCCGATGTGATGATTCGCCTGGCCCCCGATTGGGCGGTGATTCCGCGCGGTCATCGCTGGTGGGACGACTACGAAGCCTGGCTGCGCGAGGGCCATACGCCTGAGCCTGCGGAACCCAACCCGCCTTACCGACCAGTGCCGCCCGATAAAACGGAATAAAACCTCGCCCTTCAAAAGCGAAAACCCCGCTCTGCTGACCACAGGCGGGGTTTTCTGTTTCTAACCCTCTGAGATAGACAGAAGGAAGAACATGTGATTGATTTTAGCAAAGTGATTCACGCCATGAAAGAACTGCCGCCGCTCCGATTTCTGGCCATATGGCTTTGGCTTGTGCTCCTGGCCGCAGCGCCTGTTTTGTTCGGCATTGCAAAGATTGTTGCTGCTACGAAGGGATACAAATGATGAAACTCTTTTTGAAGCATCCATCGATTCGCATCGCCTATTACGCAGGGCTGGGCGTGCTTTATGGCTTTGCGTTGCCCGCGCTTATCCATGCGGTTCGGGGACTGTTTCTACATGGATAGCCGCATGCAATCAGGCGTGAACAGCAGCATAAAAGGGTTCAATCTGCAAGCGATCATGCTGCTCTGCCTGCCATAAATCATAATCTGTTTGCATGCCAAGCCACATCTGCGCGCTGGCGCCAAGCGCCGCTTCAAGGCGCAATGCCATATCGACAGAAATACCCGCGCTACCGTTCAGAATGCGTGATAACGCGGTGCGCGTGATGCGCAGACGAGAGGCGGCGTCTGTCACTGTGAGACCGTCAAGATATTCTCGCAGGACTTTTCCAGGATGCGGAGGATTGAACATACGAGGCATTGTCACGCTCCGGTTAGTGGTAGTCCTGATAATCGACCAGGATAACGTCTTGAGCGTCAAATTTGAAAGTGAGCCGCCAATTGCCGTTGACTGAAATCGACCAGTGACCGCTCATCTCTTGATTTTTCGGATTTTTTCCTTTTAAAAGGTGGAGTTTCCAACCAGGCGCATTCATATCACTGGGTTTTATTGCGCGATTCAACGCCGCCAATTGAACTTTCAGACGGGCGGCATGCTGTGCCTGAATTCCGGCTGTTGAACCCGTCTCAAAGAATCGCCGAATGCCCTTGTGCCGGAAACTTTTGATCATTTGAGAGCGTATAGCAACGCTACACTTTTTGCAACTTCCCACCGCCTCAAGGCGGTTTTTTTACATCTGCCGCTCTTAAGCGGCTTTTTATTTTCGGAGTGCATGATGCAAACAACGGATGCCGTTGTCGAAGCCGCTCAGGTAGCGCCTGCCGCCTCTATCGCTGTGATGTCCTTTTGGGATTACGGTGTTTCTGACTGGGCTTATCTCGTCTTCCTGATCTATACGATTGTATTGATCATCCATTTTGTCTGGGTAAAGCTTGTGCGTCCCTGGAAACGTCTGCGTCGTATGCGCCGCGCACGAGGTGCATCAGATGTCTTTTAAGCACAAACTGGCGCTTGCCCTGGGCGCTGGAACCACAACAATCGCGACGCTGGTGATCACGTACTTTGAAGGCGACCGGCATCGCGCCTATCTGGACGGCCCCGGCGTTCCCACGATCTGCTACGGCCATACGCGAGGCGTAGCGCTGGGTCAAACCGTTGACCATCCAGCATGCGAGCGGCTGCTGCGGCAAGATTTAACCGAAGCCCTGGCTGCCGTAGATCGGCGCGTGAGCGTCCCTTTACCCGAACCCCGCCGCGCAGCGCTCGCCTCTTTCGTGCATAACTTTGGAGAAATGAAATTCGCCCGCTCTACGCTCTTACGCCGCATCAATGCGGGCGAAGGCGCGCGCGCATGCAGCGAACTCTCCCGCTGGATTTACGGCAAAGACAACGCCAGCCACGGCAGAAAACGCATTCAGCCTGGCCTGGTCAAACGCCGCAAGATCGAGCGGCAGTTATGCGAGATGCAGACATGAACCTGTGTGAGCAGCAAAGAATAAAGCCGCTCTGAACTTAAAAAGCAAAGGCCCTGTACTGCTTGAACAGTCAGGGCCTTTTGTTTTAACCCCTTGCCACACCAAGGAGCAAAACTTCAGTGAAGTATAGCAAAAGTACGTTGCGCATGACACTTAAAAACCTCCAATTGGAGGGCTGGCTGAGTCCGTGGCTCCGGTTTTGCATCGGTTTCACCATTCTACTAGGCGGACTCTCCATGCTCGCTTTAGCTGCCGCTCCGCTTGTCAAGATCATCCGTTGGTGGTGATGCGATGAACATCACCGGTCAACTGGATTCAGAGGGCGCAAAGCAATTTGCCGCGCGCATCGGGATGGCCTATGTCATTGCGGCCATCGGCGCAGCCTGTGGCGGCATCGCGACGCTTATCTGGGCCGTGCATGCGTGGTGGAGATGAAGATGCTTGAACTCATTGATCGCTCTCCCAGACTTCAGCGCATGGTTTGGACGCTCATCCTCATCCTGCTTATCCACGTCTGCATGCCCCTACTCATCCGCTGGCTCACGAATGAATACCCTAATCCGTTTTCTATTCGGCGCTCGCTTGCCTATTGCTGCCTGCCTGATCAGCGCGCTTCTGGCAGGCGCTGCCGTCTGGAAATTCCAGGCTATGCGCTATGAAGCACGGCTTGCGCGCGCTCAGGCAGCGCTTGTCTCCTATCGGGCCAAAATCGCTTCAGCGAACGCCCGACTTGAGAAAGCGCAGGCTAGAGTCGTCACGCGCGTTGAAGTGCGTTACCGTGACCGAATCCGAGTCATTAAGGAAAAAGGCGACGCCATCATCAAGGAGGTGCCCGTTTATGTGTCTTCAGAAGATAGCGCCCGCTTTGGCGTTAACATTGGTTTCGTGCGCAGCTACAACGCCGCATTCTCCGGTATCGCTCCCAGCCCCCCCGCCGAGTCTGACCGAGAACCCGCCGGCATTCCGCTTACTGAGATTGCCGAAACCAACGCCTTCAACGCCCGAATCTGCCGACAATGGAAAGAACAGGCGTTAGGGTGGCGGGACTTCTACCGGCAGTTGAAAGAGGCGCATTTGCAAGAGAGCAAGAGCGATCAGTCAACATCACTTGATTTCTATGTCAACATGTGAGTGGTTGATGTTGACATCGCGGCTTATTTTGCAGTGCACTTAACCGTTTTCACTGTAAGGCAATGTGGAGAATGTGATGATGTCACTGAGCGAATCGTCGAACTGCTGAGTTAATCGTTCAGCAATGGCTCAATCCGCTTCCACGAGCTTTTGCATGGACGGGCAGCATACCAGAAATGAGTATGTTAGAGCATTATCCACGATAGAAATCTTTGCGCACGAATCGCGCCGCACATGGAAAACACAATCTCTGCTGCGACGGCTTGCCGAGCCAGCAACTGAGCAACGAGAGAAACTAGAGCATGCTGCTCATAGAGCGTTTTATCCATCTTCCTGACGCGTATCGATTGCGTTTACCCATCCGTTAATTTTTAAGCTGCGTGCGGAAATAGTCCTGCATCGCTTTGTGCTCAATCTTTGCTCCGACTCCGACTTCATTAAACGCTTGTACCCAAGGCCCCTCTTGATGCGTGATATCGCGCAGCATCCACGCGGAATATTGGCCGTACACCTGGTATACCTCATCCAGGAGTTCACACGTCTCACGATCAAAAATGTCTAGATCAAAATCGACGGGCCGAGGGAGAGCGCCCGCGCCGTATTGCTTATAGGCATGATAAAGCCCAGGAATCACCGGCCCGTGTGTCCATGCTTCAATCGCGTTCTCGAATAAGGGGCGGCTAAACAACGCCAGATGAAACCCCTGCGCATAGTAAACCAGCTTCTGAAGCTTCAGATTGGATAAAGCGTCACCGACCTCTTCTTCTACCAGCGTCAAAAAA